GAGTGCTGCCCGCTGCTCCGGGTTCATTAGCATCATGTACTGGTACGCCTTCTCCTGGCGGGTCAGGCGGGTCGTGCCAAGAGGGACACGGCTGTTGAGACTCTCGGCGGCGGTCTCCGCCATGCGTTCAACCTCGCCGTAGACCTCCTCCGCCAGTTCATCTAGCCAGTGGAACGGACGCTTGCTCATCTCATCCTCCCTCTAGGCTGGTGAGTGGAACGCTTCCCTCCAGGCTGCTTGGGCGACCCTGACGGGCGACCACCACCACGGGGAGCGGGACCACCGATGTTCTTTGGCTGACCCGTGGGGGTCTCCCCTTCGGCACGCCCCGGCTCCGCCTCAGCGCCACCCTCTTGTCCTGCCGCCATCGCCTGCTCCATGATCGCCTGGAGCGGGGCTTGGCCCTGCACCGCTCGCATGGCGATGTACTGGAGGACTTCGGGTAGCTCACGGATGGTCTCCTTGACGATCTGCTGCCACTCCTGCTCCGGCTGCTCGACGCCGCTGAACCGCCTCGCGCGGTCCTTACTCCATAGCTTGTCAGGGCCGCGGGACATGAACGCGGCGTGCGTGCCGGCGGCGATGTTGTCTTGGAGGCTCTGTGCCTGGAGTTCGCAGAGGAGATCCTGGAGTTTGTCGATGTCCGACGGACCCAGAGCCGCCTCGTTGTACTTGCCACGGCGGGCACCCTCTCCCTCTTCGAGGATGAGGCCGTTGACGTAGACGGGGGCCTTCACGACGTCGCGGACGTAGCCCCAAAGCATCTTCATCACGTTGGCAAGGAGAATCTGGGCATTGTCCACGGCTGAGGTCAGGTTCGCCGTCGCTGCCTCCATAGCCGCCGAGATCGCCAGCCCCGGTGTGCGGGTGCCAATGAAGCCAGCGGAGATGGGGGACAGGGAAACCCTATCCGCGAGGTTGACCATCATCTCTACCGCCTGGTTGATGGCCTGGCCTACGCCGGGGGGTTCCATGTAGCCACCCTTGCCCCCGATGCCGAAGTCTACCCACTTGCCGAAGGGGATGTCCTTGATGGCGACCTCCTTGCTGAGACTCATCCCCTGGACGGGATCCTGGGAGGTCCACATGATCGGGTTGCCACCGAGGATGGACCATGCCGCGATGATGGCGAGCATCGTGTCGATCCAAGGCTGGAGGTACTGGAGGCCGAAGGTGAGTGACACCCCCTCAAGCGCGGGGTCGTAGGAACTGGTCGTGATCCCCGGCGACCACTCGTAGGGGACGCGCCCATAGATGTTCTCGAAAGCCATGACCTTGGTTCCACCGAGGACGAGGGCACACACCTCATCGTTCCAGACCTCCGAGACCTCGATGGTCGTGCCGAAGCCGGGAACCTGGCCGACGGGGTAAGGTTGCTCGTCGGGGAGACGGGCGAGGGTGCTAATGCTGCTCCCGTGCAGGCGGAGGCTCTCCAACGTCGGACGGGTGGGCCGGACGCCGTGCTCAACGACCTCGCCGCCGCCCCACTCCGACAGCGGCGGGTAAAACGTGGCCAGGTCAACCACGCGGGCCACGAACGGCTGTGTCGGCTTCTTCTTGAGGAAGTCCTGCACCCGCTTGGCATACACCTTGCCGTCTTCGCCCGTCGCCTGTACAGGGAAGCCCGACCAGGGAAGGCGGAGACACTTCACCACAGCCCCGCCGTCACCGATGAGCGAGTCCATCATCTTCCAGAACAGAGGACGACGGGTTGCTCGGGAAAGGGCGGGCATCATCAAGGAGCACCACGTCTGGGCACGCTCCGCCACGGCCTTGTCGCTGTCGAGGCGGGCGACGGCGTAGAACTTCGGGGGCACCTTGGCGATGGCGCCGATCCCCGTCTGCACCAGTCGGTAAGACAAAGGTGCGCGGGGGGCGTTCTTGCCGACGAGCTCCTGGTACGCCTTGGGGAGGTACAGCTTGTTCCGCATGAAACGCTGCCGGCGCAGACCCTTGATCAGCTTGTCGCGGATGTTGTAGTCCCCCTTGCGCTGGCGGACGAGTTCCTGGAAGTAGGTCTCCTGCTGTCCAGTCAGTGTTACCTGTTTCATCCTAGACCTCCACGAATCTCAGGTCGTGTACAGTTGGCCCGAGCCGGAGTCCCGCCCGCTCCCGGATCTGGAAGTGGTACGCGAACCAAGCACTCTTGGCCTTCATCACGTCGCAGTTGCGATCAACGGGGTGGCCACGGAGATTGCCAGTCCCCCGATCCTGCGTCCGCTGCCAGTGGCTATACTCATAGATGGTCTCCGTGCAGCCTTCGTCAACGAAGTGCCGCGGCCTGTCCTGGTAGGGGTCGTACAGATAGAAAGCGTGGCGCTCGATGGCATCCTCGATGGAGACCCGCGGCGGGGTGTAGACGGGGATGCGGGCCTCCTCGTCCCATACCGAGGCCGGCGAGATAGCACCGAAGACGTGGCTGGTGGCAGCGAAGGGATCCATGATGCCTGCCGTCACGTTTGGCCACCACGGGCGCCTCTGGCACTCTTGGATGACGTGGGAGTGCAGCGCCTCCCGCATGACCACCTCGTCGATCTGGTAGGTGTTCTTGTCGTCCCACTGCATGACAGCCACGGCGTACTTGCTGGGACGGAACCCGGGGTCGATGGCCAGCTCCACCGGGCAGAGTACCTTCGAGGGGCCATCCATCGTCCAGCGGCGGAAGGGGACGTGGCGGACATGGTAAGGTTCCCCGTTGGGCAGCATGGGCTTCCATATCGGGCCGAAGACAAGGTCGTAGGACGTGGCTGGCAGGCCGGCAATCCGGCTAAGGAAGATCGCCCTATCGGGGATCGCCTTGGCCAACCGCTGAATCTCGGGGTCATTGACTCCACCCGGGAAGGTGTGGATGTTGGCCCACATCGGAATTGAAAACGACTTGCCGCCCTCGTCGTTGGGGTACTCCCGCCACTTCTGCCAGAGGTCAGCGTACCAGGGCTGCGACCGCTCGAACGTGCCGATCAGCAGGAGGAGTCCCCGCCGTGTGGTAAGCCGCTCGTAGAACCGGAAGAGGACGGCGGGAACCATCTGGCCAGCCTCACAAGCGATGAGGACATCCGGGGCATAGCCGGAGATCTTCTCCACATCGGCAGAGGTCTTGGTCTGGATGTGGCAGCCCCAGATGGTACGCATGGAGCAGCCCATAGTGACGGTCGATGGCATGGAGACGCTCCCCTCCACCAGCCAGCCGAGGGAACGCAGGGCCTCCATCAGGTAGATGAACTCCGGGCGGGTCTGGTTGTAGTCCGGCCCGACGAACCAGAGGAGGTTGGAGTAGGGCGTCCAGACAAGGCCCTCCATCGCCGCAAGGAGCGACTTGCCAACCCGCGCGGCACCTGCGACGAGCTTCAACCGTGCTGGATGGAAGTGGATGGCCTCCGCTGGCTTGAGCGGGACGTAGCCATCCTCGATGCCCGCGCTGGGCACCTTGACCATAGACCAGATAGCCAGTCGGTCGGCCCGCATCGGGTAAGCAAGACCTACCGCTTCGCGGGCTGGCGCTATGGTCAGCGAACTAGGGATCGTCGGGCGAGGCAGAGGACTCCTCGGGCTCAGGGCTTTCACCGCTGAGGTCTTCGTCCTCGTGTCCGACGTGGCCGTTGGACGTGACACGGTCTAACTCCGCTTCAATGTCTATCTCGTCAGGTAGCTCCTCCGGCTCCTCCTGGCTGGCCTGGCGGAGCTGGTAGATCAAACCCAGCACCTCGAGTGCCCGGTTGTCCGGCTGGGAGGGCGCGTTGTCGGCCACGAACTTGATGAGAGTCGCAGCCGCCTTCTCATCTCCCTTCTTCGCGGCCTTGCCCAGAACCTCCGCCGCATCCTTCAGATACGGATTCAGAGCCTCGAGGATTATCTGGACGCTCTCCTTGCGAGCGTCGTCAAGGCCGGCCTTCTGCCGTGCGCTCAGGGGGGCGTTCCTACGTGGCCTTGCCATACTCGCGCTTCCCCTCCAGGCTGTCGTAATAGTTCATGTTCTCCCAGAACGAGCGGCAGACGGTGACGAGCGGGGCCGAGAACTGGCGCTTGGCTGGCTTCCCGCATCTACACCGGATCTCCGTCGGATGTTCTGCGTTCATGGACAACCTCAGTTCGGTCGGGTGGTCGTCCTCGCAGCGGTACTCGTAGTTAGCCACTGTAGGCCCCCGTCAGCCAGTCGGTAGCCCGCTCGCCGACGACAAGGCCCCTCGCTGCCGCCAACGGCGTCGGTTGCGCTGCCGTCTGGGGCAGGCCCCCGGGATTTGGCTGGCTTGCTATGTACTCGCACGCCTGCTGTTGGGTCAGGCCCTCCGGGGGCGGGATGGCACCCTTGCAGACTGACTCCATGTACTTCCACTGGTCGGCTGATACAGCAGGCATGGTCTCCTCCTTAGTAGGGGCGGTGGGACTCGGACCCACTTCCAGGGGTATGTTTTACCCCCGGCTCTCCTGAACGCCCCCTAGTTATCCCAGTCTGGATTCTCATAGACGAAGTTGAGGAACTCGCCAGCGGTGTAGGTCGTGTCACCGTCGACCACGATCCCCTCCTCCGCGTTGGCCATCTTCTTAAAGGTGCGGGCAAGGTTGGCTTGGCGAACCGTCTCCGTGTCGTAGTCCCCCTTGTGGGCACGGACATGGGAAGCGAACTCCTGCACAGTCATCCCCGCCTTCTTCGCCTTGGCGGTGAACGCGCCTTCCTTCAGGTGGGCACCCTGGATCCACTTCTCCTTCTTCTTCTCAGCCATTAGAGGTATTCCTTCCTCCTCATGTCCTTCCCCGGGATGACGTGGGGCGGGTTCCTCTCGAGGGCTTTGAGCCAGTCGTAGGGGATGAGTCCCGCGTCGATGAGAGTTCGCCCCGTGGTCTCGAGGGTGACGACATCGGGCGAGAGGCTGAACAGCACGGGCGCCGGCGTCTCAACCCGCAGCAGTCGCCGCAGGTCTTCGAGCCAGAGATTGCAGTAGCTTGTACCCCCCTTGGGTCCCACGCAGATGAGGTGCAGGTAGTAACGGTCGGGCAGGGGATCCATCCAAGCATAGGTGGCAAGGAACGTACCCGGCTGGCGGGCTGGCTGCTTCGCGGCGTCAAGGCCATCCCTCACGAGGTCAAAGGTGAGGGGCATATAGCGGTTGGAACCCGCATACGGACGGGCGTAGCGGCCAGCCCTGCCGGTGCGGATCGTGGTTGCGTCTCTTGGCCTGGCCTTCCCCCTCCCCACCGTCCACGATCCGTGATGGAGGTCTCCGAACAGCCGACGCAGGGTGTACCAGGAGATCTCGACGACGCCGATGTGTCCATCCTCGGTGTTGCCCCAGAACTCCACCACGTCGCCGCGGGTCTGGGTGGAGTACACGGAGTATCTCGTCGGGGTCTCCCCCTCAAGGATGCGCCGGTCGCGGTCACACAGCATGTTGTCCCTGTCTCCCATACTACACGAGCGTAGCACGGAGGGGCACGGCTGTCAAGGGGCGTACACCGTGCTGCATGGGGGATGGACAGCATGGTGGCCATTCTGGTGGACATTTCGCCCGCCGTGTGAATCTAGGCCAGATTGGACATTTTGCTGGACAAATGAAAAGGCCCCGGTGGGATGGTCAGTCCCGAGGTTCCGGGGCCTGAGCGGGAGCCTGGTTTGGGCGAGATCCAGGTCAGGAGGTGCAACGTGACTTGGAGGTGTCGGCCCCCGTTGTTCTGGGTTTAACATACCACAACCGCGGGACTGTGTCAAGGGGGTTGTGAAAAGCGTCACACAGTCTGCCGTGCAGGTTGTGAAAATTATCACGAGTTTCTACGCGGGTGTCCCCACCAAGAAACCGCTGGGGTCGCGCTGGCGGGTGCCTGGGGGCTTTTCGGTTGCGCGATTGTCGCTTGCTGTGCTGCCAATTGCCGAACCCTGGCGCGATTGTCCCCCAGCCCGCGCCGCAGCCGGGGGGATGATGCCCCAGCCTGACACGGGGAGGGGCAGGGATGGCGTGATAGCGATAGGGCATACCCCTACCCCATACCCGTACCCCACCAGCAGTTTGTGAACAGAATCACAATGCCCCCCGGTCGACCGGGCAGGCTCCCCCAGCGCCCCCCGGTGTAGCAGCGCAACCGTTCATGCCCGTGCACGTCCGAAAATAAACCTGCGATCTCCCCGCACAACCCCTTGACTTGTGGTATACTGGATATGTCAGGAGGTGCACTTCTGACCGGTGCCGGTGCGGGCCGGTGCTGCAAGGTG